GTTATTTTGTCCCGCCCGCTGAACCGCCAGGATGGAACTTCCTCTGATACAGCACCACTCCGTCATTGAAGGCATTCGTCACAGTTACGACAACATCATACCAAGTTTCAGAACAGGAGAGGGTTGGATTGTGGATACTTACAAAGACCCCGAAATTGTTAAGGTTGGCCAGGCCTATTGTTGCAGCCAATGTTGTGGAGTTTTGCACTATGGCACACCACCAAAGGAGGGTGAAGAGTTTTATCACCATAAATGTCACGCGCGTTATGGACCGTCAAACACTCCGCTGGTTGCCTTTTCACGCACAGGTAGAATCACCCGTCACATCTTTGATAGTCATTGTGCCGCCTTGACTCACCATATCCAAGATATTGCGGATGTTGAGGGTAGTGAGGGAGATGAGTTAGTGCATTCTTACTCTTTACCAGATGGGTTGGAGTTGAGATTGGTTGATGGTGATTATGATACTGAAGTCCCGACCAAATGTCATCCATTGCTGGAACCTTACGTGGACGTGGATTTTTGGAAACAGCCTTTCATGAAGCACCATGTGTCTGGAGATGACATTTTAGCTAATGACAAGATTGTGCACCTGACTAAACGGTTGGGAGAGATCCTAGATCAGGGTCAAATATGGTCGTCTATGTTATCTCCACCCGAAACGTTGATTACTGATGTTGTGCGTGGCACTCAATTGTTCGCGACACCATACGACTGGCAACGTACTGGAAACACGGCCAGCAGCATCGGAGGGCGTGGTGGCTTCATTTTCTCTGAGGGTAAGAGTACCGTGTTTTCTTTCAAAAAGAATGCTCTGTCAGTAGGTGATTCGTTGAAGCTAGATAGCCATTGCCTGTCCCCAATGCCAGCTGGAGTGATGGTCCAATTACGCGCGATGATGGATGGTCCGCCCGCTCCCAAGTTGTACATATGTGATAGGGACAAAGCCACACACTATCGACAGGTGATGAAAGGAATGTTACAGGGCTGGCATGCAGCAGCAAAAAGCGTAGCTTTCCCATTAGGCGTGGATCGTCATGAGCAGATGCTACACGATCAAGCACATGAGTACTTTGGAGGCCATTGGCGTAACATAGTGGATTTGAAGACTCCGGGTGCCATACAGACGATGTCACGACATAGACTGAAAGCCCCACAACAGAACTTAGTGAACATTGTGCGAAGAGCTGAATGATGGAGTGACCTGAGGGGTGTTCCAGCCTGATACACGCTCCGGCCTAATCCAACCGGAGTAGCGTAGGGCCGACAAGACTATTCATC